CAACAAATGATGGCACAACAGAATCCACAACTGTCAGATGGTGAAGCACTTGTACAGGCAGAACAATATAAAGCTGATAAGAAGGCTGAGATGGATATGCTTAAAGCACAGATTGATGCACAGAAGGCTATAGCAGTAGATGACAGGGAACGAGATAAACTCGACCAAGAACTGATTATCAAGGCAGCAGAAATACTAGGAAGATATGGACAATCGGTAGATACTGCGAAGATAAAAGCAGAACAACAAGAGGCTAGATACCCTCAAGAATCACCTGCTCAGGCAGTTACAGGAGGTAGGTATTAATGGCTAAGAACTTATCAATTGTTGAAAAATCTGCTAAACTACGAACATTACAGGCTGACGATACTTATAAATCAGTCATAAAAGAAATTACAGACCAGCAAATCGCTATGTTTGTAAATGTTGATTCCACAGAGGAGCAACGAGGGGAAGCACACGATGTTATTCGTGCTTTGAGATTGATTGAGGATTACTTCGACTCTGTTTATACAGATGAAGCAATGCACAATCGTAAATTGAAGAAATAGGAGACAGTACCGTGGCAGAAGAAACGACTGAAACCAAACCAATCAGCACCATAGAGGATGCTGTAGAGAGCATTGTTGCTCCAAGTGAAGAACCAACTGAAGAAGTTACAGCTCAGGCAACAGGAGAAGTTACTGATGAAACAGCACAAGAGGTAGAGGCTTCTGCTGAGACTGAAACTGAAGAAGTTGTAGAAGAGGAGGAAGTTCTAGAAGCTTCCGAATCTGAGGATGACGAAGACCAAGAAGAGGATGCAGGTTTAGAAGAGCCTGAGTTGTATTCTGTCAAGGTAGATGGACAGGAAGCTCAAGTAACCTTAGAAGACCTAAAGCAAGGCTATTCTGGACAGAAATACGTCCAATCAGGGATGCAAGACGTTGCCGCTAAAAGAAAAGAGGCAGAAGACGTTTATACAGCTCTGAATAATGAACGAGCACAAATAGCACAAATACACCAACAGCTCCAAAATGGAGGAGTTTCTCAACCACCTACTAAACCGAACAAGGAACTTTTCGAGGCTGACCCAATAGGGTATATGCAAGAAAACCTTGATTATGAGGAGAAGAAGGCAAACTGGGATAAGCAAATGGCACAACTGCAACATGTTTCACAACAAAATAGTGTAGCACAGCAGTCAGCTCAACAGGCTTTTCTCAGAGAACAGATGCAAATACTCCAAAAAGATATTCCAGAGTTCGCTGATGAAAAGACAGGACAAAAACTCAAGGATAAGTTGGTCAGTATAGGAGTGAAACATTATGGTTACTCTAATGCAGAAATTGAACAAATTACTGACCATCGAGCTATCAACGTATTAAATGACGCTAGGAAGTATCAAGACATTAAGGCAGGTAAATCAAAAGCTGAGGTTAAAACCAAGGGTAAGAAACCTGTAGTGAAGCCGGGAGCTAAGAAAATGGCAACCCCGAATGCGAAAGTTCGTTCACGCCAACAGGCAAAACTAAGGAAAACTGGTAATATGGAAGACGCTATCAGTTTAATTACTAATGTATAAATAATGGAGAGATATTATGGCACAGCCAGATAATACTTTCGACAGTTATGACGCAGTCGGCATCCGGGAAGACCTCGCAAATGTAATTTACGATGTCAGTCCAGAAGAGACTCCGTTCTACACAACCTGTAAGAAAGTAACAGCAAGTAATACCTACCATGAGTGGCAGACAGATGCACTCAGGTCGAGCGGTAGTAATGCTCATATCGAGGGAGATGCAACAACAGCAGAAGCAAGAACTGCAACTACTCGTCTAGGTAATTACACACAAATCTTTAAAAATGCTGTAGTTATTCCTGATACCGACAAAGGCTTAGACAAAGCCGGTCGTGCATCAGAGATGGCATATCAGACTTTGAAGATTGCAAAAGAGCAAAAACTCGACATCGAGAAGGCACTCTTTGATAACAACGCAAGGGTAGCAGGTGATGCAACAACTGCTCGTGAATTAGCAGGAACAGAAACATGGTTCACTTCTACTATTCAAAACAGGGGCACAGGTGGAGCACATGCTGCAGGTACAGGAGCAGATGCTCGTACAGATGGTACTCAAACTGCTTTTACCCAAGCTAAGTTCGATGCAATTATGCAGAACTGTTGGGATAAAGGTGGTAAACCAGATAGTGTTTACTTGAGTGCTTATCTGATGAATCTTGCTTTAGCATTCACAGGTAATAATAACCAACGTTCAACTGTTCAGGCAGGTGATGCGAAAGTTATAAAATCTTTGGATGTATATGTAACCCCATGGGGCACTATCGAGTTCATTCCTTCTCGTGAAAACCGAGGTAGGACTGTACACGTTATGCAAGATGACATGTGGGCAGTCGCTGTTCTTAGAGGTACTAAGAATGTCGAACTAGCTAAAACTGGTGATAATTCAACTCGTCAAGTAGTGACTGAGTTGACTCTCGTTGCAAAAAACGAGGCATCGTCAGGATTAGGTGTTGACTTTTCTACCTCGTAATTAGGTAGAATAATAGAGTGGGAGGTCTGAGTTAAGCCTCCCACGCTACTAAGGAAAATATGAAAATTAAAGAACAAGTACATCACGACATAAAAAATGACAAGATAATCGTGCAGAGTACATACGATAGCAACCCTACACTTGAAAGGGCAGAACAGCTCAGAAAAGCAAAGGTTGGGATAACTGGTCATAATAAGCTAGTGGGCACGATACCGATTCACATCGTCAAGATGTGGTGTGATGAAGCAGGTATCAAATGGAGTGATACTCAAGCCAAGAAAGAAATCATCAGAAAAAAGATGCTTAGTGGCGATTTTGATAAACTTCGAGTATGGAAAGGAACTTTTTAGGAGAAATAAATGGCAGATACAACTACAACAATACACTCCTTGACTAAGCCAGAGGTTGGAGCATCGGCAGATACTTGGGGTACAAAAATAAACACAAATCTAGATACACTAGATTCGTTATTAGCAACAGGTACTAGCACGAAAGGCGGAGATATAGCATCTGCTGACCCATTAGTTATTGATACGGATGGTGAATACTTTGATGTAACAGGCACTACTGGTTTTACAGCAATGACTATAGCTGCAGGTAGACAAGTCACCCTACAGTTTGATGGTGCATTAACAATGACACATCACGCTACTAATTTAGACTTGCCGGGAGAGGCAAATATAACAACAGTAGCAGGTGATGTAGCAACCTTTCAATCAACTGGTGCTAATACAGTTCAATGTATAAATTATACGAGAGCTACTGGTGTACCAGTAGTAGTAACAGCAACAGCGACAGAACTTAATCTAATAGATGGTGGAACAGCAAGAGGTACTACTGCTTTAGCGACTGGTGATGGTATTCTTATCAATGATGGTGGAACAATGGCAATGACCAATGTTGATACTGTACGAACATATATGGAAGCTGATTCGCTTCCACTAGCTGGTGGTACTCTTACTGGTGCTTTAGTAGGAACGACTGCAACATTTTCTACAGCAGATAATACTGACACACTTACACTAACATCTACAGATGCAGATGCAAATGCAGCACCGAATTTAAGACTGTATAGAAATTCAGCTTCACCTGATGATGGTGATGTACTTGCACAAATAGATTTTGAAGGTCGGAATGATAATTCTCAAGATGTAGTATACGGAACAATTAAATCACTTATACAAGATGCTAGTGATGGTACAGAAGATAGCAAGGTTGAAGTAAATACAATGTCTAATGGTACTTCTTTTAGAAGATTAACTATTGGTTCTGGTGAAACTGTATTTAATGAAGATTCAACTGATTTAGACTTCAGAGTAGAGTCTGATACTGGTACTCACACAATATTCGTTCAAGGTTCAGATGGTAATATAAATCTTAGTGGTGTTACTGCTGCTGCTTGTTCAGATACCCCTCATCATCCTGTAGTAGTTAATGTGGATAATGATGGATTATTTATAAATAATTATGGTGAAACTAATGATGAATTTGCAAAACTTATGTTTGGTTCTCATAATGTTGCAGCACCAAGGGCTAAACACGCTATTGTAATTAAAAGAAAAGCTGACTTTGGTGCTGGAGATATGCAGTTTTGGATTGATGCTAATGCTGATGATGCAGAAGTCCAAGAATCCGATAAAGTATTAACACTTACACAAGATGGCAGAGGCTTGTCACAATTTACTGCGAAGGTTTGGTGTAGCTTTAATGGTACTGGTACTGTGGCTATTAGAGATAGTCATAATGTCAGTAGTATTACTGACAACGGAGTTGGAAATTACACAGTTGTTTTTATCTATAATATGGCATCTACTAATTATTGTGCCCTATCGGCTGGTAGGTGGGATAACAGCACCGCTGGTTTTTATTATGGCTACCATTATCTAAGTGGTTGTGCATTAACAACTTGTAATTGGTCGGGAGTTGCGGTAGACGCAGACACAATACCATTTATGGCATTTGGAGATTAAGAAATGAAAATAATATACCCCTCAACAAATGATGCTGGAGAAACAATACTTGCTCAGATGGTAGCAGCACCTAAATTTCTGGCAACACTAGAAGGTACTGAAGAAGAAAAGCTAATTCACATAGCTAACAAAGACTTACCTACTGGCACTCCATACGAGATTACAGATGAGTTACTGGATGACAGAACATTCAGAAACGCTTGGGAATATGTAGCAGGTGCTAGTGAAAAGACTTCAGAGGATTTAAGTTTTGAAGACCAGTTGAAATATAACAAGATAACGCAGGAGGAATACGATGCCAATGCAGGTTAATTTTAGTAAGGCTCAAGACATAACAAAGGATAGACTTAGGATAGACAGGAAGCCTCTCTTAGAGGCACAAGACATTCTCTATATGCGAGCACAGGAAGCAGGTTCAGATACTTCAGCAATCGTAACGGAAAAGCAGAGGCTTAGAGATATAACAGAGCAGGTGGATTCTATGAGTACACTTGACGAACTTAAAGCAGCAACAGTACAGGAGTAATACAATGGCTAAAAAACAAAAAGAACAGCCTAAACAAACAGTAGTAATAGATGGTAAGGAACATATCTTTGATGACCTTAGTGATGAACAGAAAGTAATGGTCAATCATATATCTGACCTAGACAGAAAGATTAATTCATCAAGGTTTAACCTAGACCAATTAATATTTGGCAAGGATGCTTTCTTTAAGGCACTTAATACCTCTTTAGAGGCTGAAGCACAAACATAAGTAGATGAAGGTAATTGCAATAGCAATAGCAGTAATTGCCTTTGTGGTAGCAATGGTTATAGGTGTGGATTCATTAATGTGTGAGTCACCTTGCGTCTAAATGAAAGAGATGACAGAAAAAGAACGCAGTATGATGCGTTTCAGATTCGTTGCACTCGGAATTTATCTCTTAATTTGCTGCTATGACTTCTTATTCGTGCCGGTGTGGTACGGCTTAAATCGCCCGGACATAAGTCAGTTTATAGAAATACTCAATAGTACACCAGAGGTACTCGTCCAAATGGAGCTTATGAAGAAGCTCACCGGGCAACACGACCCATTCACGCTCATGGGCGGTGGTTTGTTCCACCTAACTTTTTTAAGTATACTTACAGCTAGTGCTATAGGGATT